TTTGATAGAGTTGATGGTGTTGGGGTTAGGGTTGGGGGTTTATGTTTGGATGATGGGTTAAATGTTATCAAAAATGATATAGTGATTATGGATGATGATAGTGATGATGATGATGATAATCACTATATCTGCATAAATGGGGGTGATCATGCTTATGCATTGGATCACAATGAGTGGAAATGTTTAATGTGTGGCAATGGGTTATTTAGATATTAGGGTGTTGGTTATATGACGTTCGTCATATAAATTAGGTTATAGTTTTTACTCAAAACTACAAGTGTTGGGTATCTGCCAAATAATTATGTTAAATGATGTGGCCGAAGCTGGAAGTGTTCCAGCTGAACCCATTGTTATACTGGGTACTGTTCCATTACCAGTTGTCCTATATGCCGCCAAGTCAATCAGATTAAGTGAATCTGAGTTGGCGTTATTATCAGGAGCTTCTGATGTGTTGTTAAATGTTGGAGTCGATGCTGCCAAAAATGGTCCTCCACTAACTGCTGCCATATTGTACAGAGTTGTAGTTGGAGGGTTTAAACTGGCGGTACGAGTGCCCTTCCATCTACGATATACGATATAGGTTTTGGGTACTGCTGATATGGGGAATGTGACAGTCTGTGATGAGGCACTAGCTGAAACAGTAACATCAATGTTACTGTTAATGGAATTTATAACCCCAGCTGTACCCATTGGAAGGGCGTTGGTGATACCCGTAAGTGTATAGGCGCTATAAAAATCTATCTGTTCACCGAGTTCTCCCCAGATTTTGGGTTTAAGAAGTTCTACTTCATATGATACCCATAGTTCGCCTAAGTTTACACTTGTACCTTGACAACCATTTGTTGCTATAAAAAAGTTACAGAGATCGTAAAATCGCACATCTTGTGCTGCCGTGTCTACATCGTCAGTTCTAACATATAGGTTAGATAAGACTGATGCGCTTCTAGCGCATTCTATCAGATGTAGACATGACTCTGATGGTTTTATAGAGTTGGAAAATTGTGCATTTTCCATCTCAGGCTTCGACTCAAATGGTGGTGCTGCCGCATTATACTCAGTGCTCATTATCACCTGCCCAAGGGCGGTATTTGTCGAGTTGAGTGCGTCTGCACTCATAGATCTAAAATGGAATACGACGCCATGAAAGCGGTATTCCTGAAACTGAGCTGCTACTTGTGACAACCATGGAAATGTGAGACTCACACCAGGTTGTACTGGAAACTCCTGAATGTTAAAAGTGTTGGCCGTTGAAGATGATACAACGTCCATGATAAACTCTTTGTGAGATACAAAAACTGATCCTCCGGATCTTGTTTTGTTATGGACTGATGGGGGTCTACCCATTACAAGGGAGTTAGACTTGATCTTATAATCACCATATCCGGTGATAGATTTAAACATTTGTCCTGCCATTCCGCCTACTGCAGCACCTCCGGCTGCTCCTAATGGTCCACCTAACATCATTCCCCCAATACCACCCGCAGTTGCGAGTGCTGGGGCTAAATAGTTTGATGTGGTGGTGTAGGCTGGGCGCGCACCAGTATATCTGGAATAATGAATCTTCTTATTATAAACAGGAGACTTGGTATTATATACCTTACGCACCTGTTTTGGGTATGCGCGGGCAGAATACCCTATTTTCCTAGGGTAGCGTCCGGTTGCCTTTCGGTACATCTTTTCCCTATAGAATAAAAAAAATTATTTTTTTTTTATTTTTTTTTTCTGGGAAAATTTCCAACAGTGTTGTTGGAAAAAAATTAATTTTTATTTAAAAAATATTCTGAACTTATAAAAAAGTTCAGTTATGGCAAATTTCTCATGGTTTGAAAATTATGGCAGTGATATGAATTTCTCCATTAAAACTCCTCCAAAAATTCCAGATAAAACTGTAATTCAAGGGCCATCGCCCAGAGTTGTTATGGATGACGAAATTAATGAGATTGAGAAAGAAGATAAGAAAAGGACCTCCTGGAATTACCAGAAGTATTTTCTTACTTATAAGACGCATCTTTCTAAAGATTATGTTAGAAAGTATGCTATAGATAATTGGGGTACCAAGGGTAAAGATAAAAATACTATAAAAGATATTTTTATTGCGCATGAACTTGGTACCAATGACCCCATTATGCCTTATGCGCATACTCACATTATTGTTCAGTTTCATAGAAAATTCAAAACTGAAGATTGTAGTTACTTTGATCTTTGTGGTGAGCATTGCAATATAAAACCAATTAAATCTGTTAATTGGTTCAAAGCTTTGAATTATATATGCAAGGAAGATATGGATTGTAAAAATGAGATCAAAAAGTGTAAGCAAAATATGAGTATGAAAGTAGATCTGATACAGAGTGCTCCAGATCTAAATGAAGCTATCCGTAATAACGCTAAGACGTATAATGATATTACTGGGATAGAGAAAATCTATGCTATGAAAAAGCCTAATGTTAAGGACGACGGTTGGAAACCTCATCATCCTTGGCATTTTGAATTCCTAGAGGAATTTGAGGTTGGTAAACCTCAGGAGCATAGAAAAATTTTCTGGTATGTTGATGTCAATGGACATATGGGTAAAAATAAGATCGGCAGATATTTGCAGCTCAAACATCCTAGAGATTGGATCTCTCATACGGATTTTGGTGTTGTGAGAGAAGCTGCTAACATCATCAAAAGTGATGTAGACAGAGGTTGGACCGGCTATGCCTGTATTGTCAACCTGGTCAGGGCTGCCGAACATCATAAAAGGATGTATACTTATTTGGAGGCAATTAAGGACTCGGAGATAACGAGTACTAAATTTGTTGGGGGTAAAGTGTGGATACCACGTTACCCTCACTTGATAGTCTTTGCTAACTTCACTCCTAGGTTGGAGGAGTTATCTTACGATAAATTAGAAGTTAGAGTTATTGAAAAAGACGGATCTTGTCGTCCCTGGAGGGGAGAAAAGATATCAAGGCCTCCTCCCAATATCGGGAGTAAGTATCCAGAGTATGTGATTGATGACAACACGGCGCATTATGCGCCTTATCAATCATCATTGATGTACAATGAGAAGTTGGCTAAAGCTGCAACTACTCTGGATAGTGTGAGTGCAATGAAGCGTCAATATTTGGCTCGGGGTCCAAATATGATTGACTTGTGCACTCCTAGGACAATGAGTTGTCCTAGTACTCCAAATGTAGTGACTTTGGAGTAAACCACTTTATTAATGAATAATAAAGGTGGGGGCGAGGTACTTTGTACCTCGCGTGTCTTCAGCTAAGGCTGAAGACCCCACGGTCTGTAATATTAACTATATATAGTAGACCGTGGGATACCCGGGGGCGTTGACTTTTACTGATCGATACCCCCATCACACCAGTCGTACGACTAGTGTATAAAAATTTACTAGATACCATCTGTAAATGTGCTGCCCGGTGGCATTTTGTTGGGGGCGCTCGCGCGTCAGAATAAGTCTACTGATAAACAAATAAAGAAATAAAAAATAACACTTTTTATTCGACATTGAAAATGGATCCCGATGATTTGGACATAGTTTGTAGAAAACGAGGTTATCATCTTGCATACGAGGATAGATGGTGTGAAACTTGTCATAAGTTTGTATACGAAATTAGAGATTGTGGGTTCCTTAAAAGTAATGAACCCACAATTTTTTGTGAAGAGGACACCAGAGAATATAAAAAAGAATACAATCCTGATGAAGATGATAATATTTTTGATAGAGTTGATGGTGTTGGGGTTAGGGTTGGGGGTTTATGTTTGGATGATG